GAGTTTGTTTTGAAACTGCAGTTGAAACTTTAGTTTTTACAAGAGACATTTTATGTTATAGTATTTGTTTTAGTGAAGACATATTGTCCTGCGGTTGTTTCGCCAGATGCAACTTTATCTTCGATTACGTTTAGAACAATTTTTGCTTCATTAAGTGTGGCCAGCTGATTTCTAACTGAGACAACATCTTGCGCTGCAGGTCTAACTGTAAATTCAACTTTATTATCCACTGCTGATGTAATGTTTACACTTTGGAAAACAATTTTTCCAGCTAGATAATTTACAGTTCCATAAGTTCCTGGAGAAACAATTTTTTGACCAGTGTTTGTTATAGAAAATCTTTTTAAGAAACCTAATCCATTGTCTTCTAAGTAATATGTTGTAGCATCATTCGACACAGTAAATCCAGTGCTCACTACAGTTCCGACAACACCAGTTTCGCTGTAAATAGGATTTCCTAAACTTACATTATATGTTTGAACACGATTAAAAATTGGCACGAACGATTTTGTTAATCTAATTGAAATGATGCTGTTAATAATACCCTTCTCGGCACCATCTATAACTTTTGTCAGTGCACTAGAGCGCAAAACACTGTCAAATTTATTTAATTGTGTTTGGTTAAAATTAACAATGGCTTGTCTAACTAATGATGAGATGGAAGATGCGCTATTATTAGTTATTGTTGGATTGTAGTAAACAGTGGCTGTTAAATTAACTCTTAGAAACTCAGCATCAACAATTTCAGGTGTTATAGAAACAACATTTTTACTCTTAAGTAATTCGTTTGTTATTTTAAGTTTTGTCTCTGGTGTCAACGTCTCACCAGTAATTGGTTTAACAGTAATGAAAACTTTTCCATATATTGGCGGATCGTTTTCTTCACCACCCCATACTGAGATAGCATCGATGTTACTGTATAATTGTGGTAAAATAACTTTATAATCTTCAGCAGTAACAGCACGATTTTGTGCGGAATAGTTTGTTGGTGCATTAGATTTGATACTTGCGATAGATTCTGGAGCAGCACCACCACTAGCAACTGTAGTAGTTGTTATTACAACATTTCCTACATTGGCAGCTGCACCTTGCATATTAAATGCGCTTGCGCCATTTACTTTATCTTGGTTACATCTAATATATGACACCAACACAGTGTTGCCATTTGATGGTTTATATCCTATGATATCATCGCCGAAATAAATCTCATATAATCCATCGTCTACTTCTTTTAAGAAGTATGCTCTTGTTGTTGCATCTATTTCTGTAATTTTATTTGAGAAAGTGTATACAGTATATGCGCCAGCTATCGATCCTTCTTGGACACTAACCTTCAATAAAGATGTGTCTACTTGAGTATTCGGTATAATATATCGCGATCCTTCTTGGAATGTAAACTGATACTCTAATGGTGTTCCCTCAAATAATGTTACACCAGTGAAAGTATATTTTCCAGCAACAAGCGCACTGGTAAATGCTTCTCTTGTGTATAGTATATACGATGTACTGTCAATAGTAGTAGTAAATGCAGTACCAGCATCTAAAACTAAAAATGGTGGAGGTGTAACAGATGTCGGTGTGATTTGAATATTTACAGTTGCTTGTGCAGCTCGAGAAGATCTTGGTAAGTATCCCAACATTTTAGCAATTGAAACAACACTGTTTCTTTTGCTGGCTGAATCCAAAAACATTTCGTTTACTGCTAAGTTTGTATACAGAGCATTATAATGTGTATTATATGCAAGGACATCTAGCAAAACAGAAAGACCAGATCCTTCAAAATTATAATCTTGAAATTGTGTTTGCGCTTTTAGATAATCTTTTAAATTATCTTTAATGCCATCGAAACCAAGTTCGCCAATCTTTATTCTTTTATTTGTTGTTGCCATTTATCGAGATCTCTCTAAGACTAAGTCCAGTGTAACTGGAACTGATGTGTTTAAAATTTTAAAATCTATTCGGACAGCAATCGAATTATTACCTTCATCATATACAGCTTGAACATCTATTAAACTTACTCTTGGCTCAAACGTGTTTATTAAATCAATAATACTTTGCCTAATTACTGCTTCGGTAAATGGGTCTGCTAATTCAAACAAAAGTGCTGTAACTTGAGAACCAATTTCACTGTGGAAAGGACGCTCATAGTTTTTTGTTAACACAAGATTACGAACAGAACGCTTGATGGCATTCTCATCCAGTAAAACTGCGATATCGCCTGTAACTGGGTGTTTCGTAAAGTTGAGGTTTAAGTCAACGAATGTTCTAGTATTGTTTGCCATATACCTATTTATTATCCACCAATGAAGGTATTCGTGGAACCTTGTGCGATTGCGTCTCCGCAAGAAATATTATCACCAATTCTAGCAGCAGGAAACCCTTCTATGAAAGTGTTGCCAGAGCCAGAAACATGTGCCCTTGCGCTTGGTTGGGGGTGTACCGTATTACCGCAAGAATGAGTGGCATGAAACGACCCACTATTCACTACACCAACCTTTATACCATTCACAAAGGTCTTAGAAACTGGTGTTTGTAACATAGGGGTTGGTGGAAAACAACCATGTCCAGTGCTTTTGTCTCCAACTCTTACGATTGCTGGCATTATACTGTGTATCCTACATAAGTTTGGAGAGAATTTTTACCATTAGTCCAATCATTTTGCACTGTTATGGTATAGATATTTATTCCCTTTACAATCAATCCATCTCTTGCAGTCGCTGTATATGTATAATTTTTTGTGAAAGTAGTATCAGCATCATAAGAAACCATTTCAGACAATTTTGTGATGTCAATTTGTTCAAATTTCGGCACAGTAACGAAAGTATCAGTGGGAGTTCTATACTGTATACTATTCGTAAAAGAGTCAAAATAATATCCACTTATACTTGACCTGATTGGAGATACAAGTGATTGTATTAGAATCGTACTTGGATTCGTTTGGTTGGGCACTATGGTGACAGGATATCTGGTAACAGCCAGTGTAAGTATGTCTTCTTCCTCATAATAAATCTCAAAATTTAGAGATTGATTTTCAGTAACAGTGCCAAGCTGGGTATCAGTAGGATAAAACATAGTTTACTTTTTAGGGAACACACCATTTTCAGGTTCTAATAAGAAGAATCCAGCTGGCACTCCTTTGCTATTTCTTCCATAAGTTGAATGGCGAGACATAGTAAATGCCATCTTTCTATTTCCACCTGCATAATTATATCCGATGTGTATCCATACAGATGAAGGATTATCGTACTCAAGAATAATTTGGTCATACGGGATGGCACGTTCGACTAATTGCACAAGTTCGTATGTTCGTTTGTAACGACTCGATCCTCTCAGACCAATATCAAGTGCTTGTCCTTTAGGATGCATTGAACTCGCAGATTCTGCTGCTAGCACACCCTTTAATCGATATCCTGAATTAATACCCCATAGCCCTGATTTATACCCTCTCATACCTTCAGGTAAAATTTCTTTCTCAACCAATGGCTCAAGACAGGCTTGTACGGTATTCGCTAAGTTACACACAACTTCTTGTGGTGTGTAAATTCTTTGTTTATTGCCTTGTAAAACATCAGTTAGAGTTTGGTTCTGTAACCTGTGACGTCCGTTAACACCACCATCAACACACATACCAAGTGTAAAGTTCTTAGTGAGTTTATAGCTGTCATTAAATCTATCAGTTGTTAAAATAATGGCGCAGCTAACAGGTTGACCAGGAGCAGTACCACCAGATGCTGCTGGTGCAGTTTCATATGCATCATCAGTATTTGTTCTACCACCAGTTTCTTGTTCTTTATCGTATGCTAATTTTCTGCCTTCTGGTGTTTGTAAATCTTCTTCGGTTTCTCCCGCTTTCTCATTACTTTGAGTTCGCTCTCTTGGCTCAAGCGCTGGAATACTATTACCCAAAGGAGATCCTTCTGCAGGGAACACTAATGCTGTCGCATCTTCAGGAGCAGTTGGTGTGGCTTCATTAGCGCCATTACCAAAATCGCCTCTAGAATAATCAAGACGCATAGCACCACCCGATTTTATCTCCATGGCAGAATCAGTACTAAACCTCACACTTCCAGTAGATTTAATATCTGTCAATTCAGTAACTGCTATGCCAAGATTACCTTTAACTGCAGCTGAAGCACTTCCTCCTACATCAATATCTAAATTACCACCCACCTTTAACGAAAGATCAGCAGCCACTGCGATATTTAAATTCTTGGCGACACCAATATCCACGTTTCCACCAAACACTGCTTCAGCATTACCTTCTACTTTAATGTTTGCGTCAGATTGGCAAAGTATATTGACTTGGCCACCGACTGTTAAATTGCATGCGCCATAGACATAAACAAAGCCATTCTTTGACATAATGGTATAAGAGTCGCCATTAATATAATCAACACGTGTTCCGTCAGCATCTATATCGGAATATGTTCCTGCTCTGTGGAAAGATGTTATTCTTTCATTTCCTGGAGTATCGTCTATCTCTAAAACATGACCAGATTCGCTCTCGTATACTTTATTAAATGGATATTGACCACCATAAGGTGCTTCTGGTTGATCCCAAAAGCTACTATTTGATGTAGGAATTTTTAATACTCTAAGTCCATCTTTTATATCAATGACAGTTCCCTTAGTAACACCACGAGCAAGTCTGTTTGTGTCTGGTTCATTTATTAAGTTACCCAGTGGATACTTACCGTTAGGATCTCTAAAACCAAACTTACTTTCATTCGCTGATGGAGATGGAATTACTGCACCATTAGAATCAGTTCCTGCTGCTGCCTCTGTAGTATCACCAGGAGTTGTGGCTGAAGCATCTTTGTCAGCGATAGAGTTTGATTCTTCGCCGTAAAAATACTCAAAGTATCTTTTCTTTTTAGCTGAAATGTCTGGAGAATTTACGCCAACCGCTCTCTTAGCAATGTCAAAATATCTTGCATCAGTAGGAGCATTAGCAGGAACCCTGTCTACCAGATAAAGAGCAGCAACAAGGGCACAAACATTTAAATCAGAGTTTAAAGAATCTGGATTATTGACAATGTCAATATTCAATCCTAGTTTTTTAGCAAGATTGTTGTATCTAACATAGTTAGATTTACCAGTCAGTTGAATAAAGCCACGACCAAAATATTTACCACCCTCTTCATCGGTCAAGTGATTGAAGAATCCTTTTCCTCTTGTTGTTGGTCCATAAATGTAACTAAAGAAACCTGCTCTACCTTTAGCATCGGCAGACCATCTAACATATTGTTTCCACTCTTCCTCGGGACGCTTATTGGTTATTCCTGGAAATATTTGAGCAAATCTTTTCTCGTCATAGTAAGTATTTTCAAGCAATGGCAACCATGTTGATTCACCACCAGCAATACCAAGCAGCGCACATTTTTGCGCTTTCGATGTTAGACCTACCTTATCGCAAGCAGCAATCATTGCCTTAATGCCTGCACTTGCTGCTGCTGTGTTATTTGTAACACCCTTTGGCGGAACTGTCGGGATAGCCTTATTAACATCAGTTGCTGTAGGTGTATCTGATGTAGAAGTTGTTGCAGTTGTAGTCGCAGGTGTTGGTGCTGCTGATCTTGTCGGAACACCTTCAGTAACATTGATGGTTCCACCAGTTTCTAATGTTTCTTCTTGACCGCTACGACTTTCTTTTACTGAGTCTAAATTAGT